TTGCTCTCAAGTAGATGGCGACGAGAATTACGCGTGTGTTCTTCAATCTTGTTGAGATGATCACCCTGTTTGCCGTTACCGGATTTTATCTCATCTATTACATTTGAGAATGATAATGTTGACATAAGTGTTATTTCCTATTTGTTGTCATTATTAGGTCTTCTGTTTATTACGATCATTCTCTGCTTTAACGTGCTCAATCAACATAGCTAAGTAAATTTCCCTTTCCCATGGAACCATATTTTCCAACTCACTCAATGAATACTTGTGATTCTGCATCATTGAGAAGTTGACCCTATAGTGATTCACTAATGTATCATGAGAGAGGGCTATTTGAAAAAATTAGCTAGACCTCTAATATTAATTTCGTTGTGTGTTTTGCACTTAGTGCAATTGAATTCTGCATCAATAAACGCATGGGGAATACCTAGTACAAATTTATTGATTTTCTCAAACTGTTGAGTATTAAGACTTTCTACAAATGTCATTAACTCTTCACGTGTTTGGTCTTCTGCACCGAACATCTCATCACCTTCATATATTGAATCTATACAAGATACGATGAGTTCAAATGCGGCTTCTACGTCTGTATCTGAAGCCGCATTGATGACATCATCTATATACGGATACTTCATGACCATGCCGATGGTATCTGTCAGTTTGATATTTTTATCTACACCCTCTGTGACAGTCACAGTATCTAGATTTATGGTAACCCCATTAGGTTCATCACATGATACGCATACTAACGATACATTACTAGATTCACCGACTGACTTACTTCTTAAAATCGTAAAGATATATTCCAAATCGAACATCGTAAGACGATCAACATTCATTTTATCAAATGTACACGATTTAATTATATCCTTTATGCCTCTGATCATCTGACTTTCGTCTTCAGATTCTGCTGCTATCATTAGTATCTTTTCTTCCTTAACAAGATACGGTCTGTATTCTACTCTAGTATTAGTAGATGGTACTGTCAATTCATATTTCGAGCTTGTGAGTGATGGTAAAGCCATTATTATATTCCTTTGTATTATATAATTTTAAGATCCGAGATTGATGTCTGTCCAATCATCATATGTTAACATTACAGTTAACTTGGTAGTTGTGTTTTCACTTTCACTTGATAGTTCAATAGAGTTCATTGTAACTGGGAAGGCGTTGGTAAGTTTAATACCTCTAGTAACTTTGTCGTTAATGTCCATAGTATATATAGAGACTTCACGTATGTAATCTGTCTTATACGAAATTTCATGATTACTACTTATTATCTGATCTGTCCAATCTTTAAAATATTTCCATTGTAAGAAATCGTTAGTCACTAAGAATGTCATTGTAACATCATCATTGATATATGCGTATGGTCTCTTATATGATTTCATACCAGTAGAGTGGTCTGACGTCGTTATCTGGCGTCCTGGCATATTGACAGAATCACAAAAATACGACACGACCGGACCAATAACATTATCTTGTCTTCCGCCTGATATTTCTATACGGAATCTATTAGGTCTTGCAAGACCTTCTCTTTTAGTGATGGCTGCTCTTAAATCATTTATATTTTTCATATCATTCTCTTCGATGCACCCCAGACATGAGTTTTATTCTTGCCGTGGAATTGTTCTGTAGGCAAAAATATTGCTATTTCCCATTCTGGCGCTTCAACTCTTACTGGACTACCTTCTATATGAGAAGTCAGATAACGCTTGAAACATGGCTTAAATTCTGCTAATTTATTTACACTCTTTAATAATTCGTAATTAATATTAAAGCGGGTGTTCTCGTCAAATGACTTATTGTTTGCAGTCTCCATAAGCTTATCAAGAAACTTTGCACGTACCATAGGAGACAGGTAATGAAGGTTAAGTCCATAGAACCCGTCCTTAGTAGGCTCTACCATGATAGCAAGAGGAAATGCATCATAATACGGTAAGGTCTTGCGATGCTTAGGATCGTAGAAGAACATGTACATATCACCCGGGCCAGGAACCTTTTGACTACGATCTAGTGCAGAATCCTTTAATAGGTCTTTGCGTTTAATACTGCCCATTGCCTGAGCCTTAGTTTTAAACCACGCTCGTGCTTTGGCCGATCTAGACTGTAATCCTTTACGGAATGCCTCTGCTTCAAGTTTATGAAATAATGATTCTTTAGCCATCAATGTGTACCCTATAAGTTATAGATCTATTTATAACAATTATTTGAGGATCTTTATACCGAGTGCTTTTAAGTGGTCCTCGTGCCAGATCTGGAATATCCAGCCACGATCTGCAGAGTAGTCCCTTGCTGCCTTCCATTTAGATGCATTCTTAACATAGGTAAGTGATTCATTGATGTATCGCTTGGTACGTCTATTCTTTGGTACCTTCGGAGGTGTTGTCTCTTTCTTAGGTTTAATCTCTACGAGGAATGCTTTGCCGCTTGTATCCTTAAACCAGATGTCTACATAATATCGATGCATCTTTTTATCGGTACCACAGATGTACGGTATCACTACTTCTTCTGAGTTCCACGATACTACATTAGGATTGGCATCCATCCACCTGAAAGTGTTGCGCTCCCATAATGATAAATACCTAATATTGTTGTAATCACCAGCGTACTTATCAGTGTTTTTTGGTTTCCATTTACCGCTATATGCCACATCAAATCCTTATAAATAGATATATAATACGATTATTTATAAGCAGGAAATATACACATGGCCCAGCAGATTCTACGATATCCAGAAAAGGTGAAGACCACTTCAGATCCGTATGTGATATTCACTTCGCACAGAGCTCATTACGATAATAGTAATAGAAAAATCAATATGGCATCAGAAGACCACATCGCGCTTTATATGCCAGCAGCGATTGCTGTTTCAGATTCTATGGGTTATGAAAATGCTGCCACTGGTATCGCCGGTGCGTTGTATGAGGCTGGTAGTCAGGGCGGTGGACGGGCGATTGTAGATCAAGCTAAAATGGCAGACGCCAAGGCATTGATCCAAAAATATGGTGCAGAAGCTGCCGCAGGTATAGCCGCAGTGACCGCCAATATTGCCGGGGCAGGTATGATTGCGACAATAGTGTCTAGTGGAACTTTACTAAATGTCGCAAAATCTGGCCTTAATGAATGGCAAAAGACTAGTCAATCGAGTATTAATCCAAGAGAATTCTCTCTATTTAAAGCGCCAACTATTAGACAATTCGGTTATAACTTCACCTTCATTCCAGAATCTGCTAACGAATCTAGAGATGTTGTCGCTATTATAAAATCGTTTAGACGTACAATGTATCCAGAAATGTCGGGTCTTATAGCCTATAAATTCCCTCATGTATATTCAATAGAGTATATCGGCGGTAACGACATGATCAAAATACCTGAAGTTGCGTTAACAGGTGCCAATATTGTATACAATCCAAATTCTAAATCGTATTTCAAGGGTGAAAATAATAGCCCTACAGAAATACAATTATCTCTCACATTCCAAGAACTCAAACCTATTACATCTGATCTTGTAGAGGCTGGTTACTAATATGTATTTTAATAAATTCAAAAAGATAGCTTATGATATTAATGGTGATGGCATATCGCGTGATTTAGTTAACCTTGCTACGTATACTACTATAGCGACAAAGTTACAAGATAATATCGCGTTTTATTCGTATTACACTATTAAAGATGGGGACCGTCCTGATAACGTTGCGTACGAACTATACGGTGATGAATCATTATATTGGATATTCTTCTTAATCAATCCAAAGCTGAGAAACATGTATGAGGATTGGCCTAGAGGTTCATCTGATATTTTGGAGTTAGTCAAGGCAAAACATCCTACATATACTGGAATAGTTAACTTCAATGACAGTCTTGTTAGTAAATTTAACCTAGGTGAAGCCGTAATCGGACAGCTATCAGGTGCACAAGGAATAATTGAAACAAAGAATGTGACCGATGGATATATTACTATCAGGGTAACGCATGGTACATTCAAATTGGACGGTGAGGCTGTACGTGGGGTGACGTCAGAAGACGCTGTAGCATGTGATGCTATTGTAGAGAGTGCTTATGGTCCTAAATACTATACAGATGATTCTACTGGTGATAGAGTACCAAGGCGTTCTGCTGGAACAACAGCATATACTCGATATGATGCCGCGGCAGAGAAGAATTTGAACCGCGGTCGAATCCGAATAATTAAAGAAGAATTCATTCATGATGTTGTGCGTGAGTTTAACAAAGAGATGAGAGCTAAGTAATATGGCAACCACTGAATCTATCGCGCCGAAGCAACTTAGTAGATATAAGGTTTTCATAACCTCATTAAACGGCATTCAACTAGATATAACACCACATGTTATAGAGACTTCAATCTTTGAATCGATATATTCTATCAATATGCATGGACAGTTAGTTATAGCTGATAACGCTGCCATCTTGTCTGACCTACCGCTTGTTGGTCAAGAAAAGATTAAAATTGAATTTTCTCGTGGTGAGGTAGATGTCGATATAGACTTTGTAGTATCCGGTATAGAAAACGTAGAATCGTTGAATAGTGCTGTCGGCACGTATACCATACTATTCACATCAGAGTCTAAATTAATTAATGCAGTATCAGAATTTTCTAGAACCTATAAAGGTTTAGGTATCGATATTATAGAAGAAATATATAATGATAACTTTGGTAAGGATTCACTGAATGTTAAAACTGGCGGCGGACCTGCTGTTAATATAGTGATGCCTTTCACCAAGCCATTTGCAGCGATCAATATGATCCAACGGAATACATATGATTCTAATAATTCACCTGTATTTATATTCGATACTGTATATGATGATGCCCCGCAACTAACATCTATGTATACCATGTTTAATCAAGAATCTGTACATAAGATAACCAATAGACTCAACACTAATACTGAGGTCGATGGTGAATCATCACGGGACATGTTGGATCATGTCGGTGAGGCATATGATATAAAAATACCAAGTGCATACAATGTATTCAATCAAATAGCAGAGGGTGCGTTCGCTGCCGATATAGACACAGTCGATATTTCAACCAAGAGTATTAACCGCTTCACCTTTGATTACACTAAGCAAGAAGATATCAGAAAAAATGAATATATGCACAGCAATTATCTGATTAATAGCACGAATATATCAGCACACACAAACTCGTATAGGATAACTAACTATACAAATGTTAAAGCTTTCGATAGTCTAGATAATTTATATGGGCGAGACAACTATGCCAAATCTATAGTTAACTCACGATTACGAAGATTAGATACTATTAAAATGTATCTTCATATGGACTCTGTAACAACTATTGCTGCGGGTAAGATAATTGATGTTGATTTTATGAGATTTACACCGATGTTGAGTAACTCCGATGAACCAAAGGATGCAATTAATTCAGGTAAGTATTTAATTGCATCACTTAGACATCATATAAAACTTGGTGAATATACAATGTCATTAAATCTAATACGTAATACAGTAGGGGATGCTTAATAATGAGTAACATTGAGTTTGGAATTATAGAAGATAGAGCAGATCCAGAAATGATGGGTCGCTATCGGGTAAGAGTAATTGGTAGACATTCGGCGGTACTTTCCAAGGCGGGTATACCACGAGATTCATTACCATGGGCCACTGTGATGATGCCCGTCACTTCAGCATCTGTATCGGGTGTGGGATCGACAAATGCTTTAGTTGAAGGTTCATGGGTGGCAGTAGTATTCATGGACGAGTATGCACAAAATCCAATCATCATTGGTTCTATACAGGGAAGACCTGATCAGAAGCGATCACCTACGGTAGGGTTCTCAGACCCTAATGGAAAGTTCCCACGATATATCAACGAGTCTGATGTTAATAAGTTAGCTCGTGGAACTAATACAGTAGTCGAACCTGATGATGCCGCGCCCGCTTCAGCTTATAATGCGGTGTATCCGTTCAATAAAGTAATGGAAACTGAGTCTGGTCATATCGTAGAATTTGATGATACTGATAAGGCCGAGCGAATTCGCATAAGACATAAGAATGGTACGTCTGTCGAGATGTTTGAGAACGGCGATATTGTATCGCGTAGTAAGAAAGACAATTGGGAAATGGTTGCGGGCAATAAAGAATGTCATATCACTGGTACTCTTAATATTGTAGTGACTGGCAATGCTACTATTAAAGCACCTCTCACTACTGTTGAGGGTGATCTGACAGTTACGGGTGCAGTCATAGTCGATAAGACAATAGTCGCCACAGAC